AAGATTTAGAAAGAGGACTTGCAACGGCTAGAGATGCACGTAGAGTATCGTCATTTAATCAAGCTCAAAGTTTAATTAACGCGCTGATGGGTAGAGAGACGGCTGATATTGAAGCTGCTACATCTCTTCTTGATGTTCCGTATCAACAAGGAAACCTTGGAATGGGTATTGGAGGAACCGTAGGTTCTGGCGTTTCTGCCGCTTCTAAAGCTAGATCAGAAGCAGTTACAGGATTAAATAATGCGTATGCTACTAGTCCTCTTGGAACTGCTTTAACATACGGTGCTGGTTTATTCGGACAACCTAAAAAACCAGAAAAAAAATAGGAAATTAAAATGGCTCTAACACAACAAGGAATGTTTAGTAATCGAAACTTATCACCATTTTTACAGGACTTTGTAAATAGAACTGGAGCTAATTTTGGTTCTAGTATGCAACCTGTAGTTCAACCTCCTGTGTTGTATCAGGGAGCTTTAGGTTTATTTAATCGTGTAGGCCCCGATTACTGCCAATTAAATCCAAATGATGTAAATTGTAAACCAACAATCGGAGATAATAGAGAAGAACCACCACAAGAACCTCCAACTACCGCTCAACTTATTGACCAATATAATATTATAACTAATCCTCTTACTAAAGGAATTTTTTCTGCGCTTGGTACGATACCGTCTTTAATGTTAGGAGTAGGAACATATATAGCAGAAGAAAATATTACAGATGCTCTTACTAAAGGTGGTCCTTCTACTGGAGGGTTAACGGATAGATTTGGAAGGGCTATAACAGATAAAGATCAAATTCCAGATAAAAAAGGATTATTTAGCTTTGGAAAAGATTTTGAGAAAGCCCTAGCGTTGTCTCTTGATCCCTTTGGTGGAGGTTATAGTATAAATGAGTTTGAAGATTATGGGGGGTTAGACAGTCAAGGATTTAATCAAGCTGTTTCAGATTTTCAAACTCAAGTAGCAACTGCAAATTTAGAAATAGGTGATCCTGAAATGGATGAAGATGATAATACAGGTTCAATGGGACCGGGTGAAGAGGGTCCCGGTCAAGACGCATTAGGAGGAATAACATAATGGCTACAAATCCGTTTAGTTCGGGGTTAGGTTTGTTTGGTGGAGAAACTTTTGCCGACGTAGGACAAGCAATGAGGCAAGAGGATGAGTTAGCAGGACTCCGCGCTCAAAAGCAAGCACCTGACTACATTTCTGGTATAATTGCTAAAGCAAATGAACAAATGGGCAGGAACATTGCTAGGCAAGCAGGGGGAATTGGTAGTCGTTTACTACAAGGAACGCCAATGGAAGGTTTTATTCAGGAAGACCCACGATTAGCTAAGGTACGCAAAAGAGATGCGGATCGTCAAACACTAATGAAAAAATATGAAACTCTTAATGCTGACGATAAAATTACCACTTCTGAGGCACAAAGTTTAATTGATGATCTTTTAGAAATGGGTTATTTACCGGAGGCTAAAGCATTTGCTGATATTTACCAAACTAGACGTAAGTTAGATATTAATGAAATTGGTAATGAAACAGCATTACAAAAAGCTAGAAATGCTGCTAGACAGGGAGATGTATTAAAATTTGAAGGTGAAATAATGCAAGATGCAAAAGGTAATATTTGGCAATCTGCATTAACAAAAGGTGGTAAACAATTAATGTATTTACTAAGTGGAAATCCAGATGGAGCAAAATATAACCCAAAAGGAGCAACTATAGTCAATCCGACAGAAGTAGGTAAACTCCAAATTCAAGATCGTTTTGCCTTTATTAGGGCTGGAAATATAGCTTTACAGACACTCCCAAAAACTAGAGAATTATTAGGTCTTGCTAAGAAAATTAAAAGTGGTGGTTTAGCTGCTAATATTAACGAAGCAAAAAGATTTTTTGGAGTAGAGCCTAAAGATGAAGCTGAATTTAGATCAAAGTCTCAAAGATTTTTAGTTGAAAATCTTAAAAGAATTATGGGTGCTAGG